AGAGTAAAGACCCATAGAGTGGGCGGTCGAAACTCCGTCTGTATTGTTGATATAATGCTGGACACCAACATGATTCTTACTAACGGCATCAACAGAGCGGGGCTTTGAGTATCCAAAAACAGAGGCGGCGCGGGACATTATAGCACTGGCCCAAGAAACTGTTCCGGCAACCGAACTGAGCAACGGTATCTCACCAATAATATTCGAGGCAAGGGACAAACGGGAAAGAGCAGAGCTGATGGGACCAACTCCGTAAGCGCGAGCTTCACTGGTCGAAGGTACAACGGAGGTGGAACCACGACCACTACCTGCACGAGTCATCTTTCCAGACTCGGTAACGAAGTTCCGGGTGCGAGCATAAGTGGCCAAGTCTCCTCGGGCAATGTTCAAAGTAGAGCAAGTCGGGACAAAGCCAGCCAACCAATCGTGGGCACGCTCGAGTGTGGAATCTTCCCAACCGTCAAGCAATGTCTCAATAGTCGCGTAAATAGCCCTTCGTCTCTCAAGCGTAAGGTCAACACCTGTATCAACAATCTCAGGAGGATGAACTCTAAGTACGTGGCGCTTCTTCTTCTTTGGTGGGCAAGGACTAACAATATCACCACACTGGGCGATCCACTCAGGATTTGAGCTAACCGCCTTAAGATCACGAAAGTAGTGGTAAACGTATATAAGCTGCCTATCATCAAGCATGTCACAAAGAGCCATTACATTTGCGCGTAGACTAAGCCTCCTCTCCAAAGTCATCGTGGGAGGCAGGCGCAAGGGACCTCTCGGGTTGGTCAAAGGCCCAGACTGGGAAACGAAAGTAGGGAATTCCAGCTCGACATTCTCAAAGTGGGCGAAGATAGTATAATCAGCAACACTGGCACCGGAAGAGGCCATGAGTGGGCTGTAAACCATCAATCTAAACTCACCAAAAGGACCAAGCTGATTTGCCTGATTGTACATAAGGGTAGGTGAAACATAGGGTATCCTCATAACAACATCACTATCAGTAGAAGCATCAAAATCGATTCTCGGCATCTGTGTACAGAAGACTAAATTGGAGTGAGTTATCTCACCACGGAGACCAAGAAGCTGGCCCTGTGGTAACCAACACACAAACAATCTGCCTTGTTGAAAGGGTGTAGCGTTGACTTGTAGGCGAAGAACGATGTCGGCCTTAAAGCCCAAGAAACCCCTCGTTTTTTCTGAATACATAGGGTGGGAAAGGATATCATCGGGTAAACTAACAGTCTCGAGGATGGTCATTACTGGATCAGCAATGGCCCATTCATTCGTACGAAGCACAACAGGTCTTGACAAGAAGCTACGTATCTCATGGACGCGAGCCTCAGCCAGACTGTTCATCTCGGGATTGCTAAGGGGTATAACATTTTGGAGACTTTTCACTTCCTCGACCTTATCAGTGTAAAAAGTTGCGGTCTCTTTATCAGTCCGTTCTGCAATTAACTCTGCAGGGAGTTTTGTATTGTTGTTGTTGGCAACGGGGTATTCATCTGTGCTTACCGTTATAGACACAAATATAGGTGGGTTCTCTAGATATTGCGGGTTTGCCGACGGCCCATCTTGAGAGGTAAATGTAAATACATAAGGCCTTCTCCACAACCAGGCACTACCACTCTCTTCGTTTAACCACCAATTTAACGAGAGTGGCAAGATCCATGATTGCTACCAGCGCATAACCTCATCCAAGGTCCGGTGGAGGGTGTCCACGCGATCCTCGAACTCGGAGATGTGCGCCAAGTGGTCTTTAGCTGCTTCAAGAAACGCGTGAGAGTACCGTCTCCACGTCTCAGGTCCGTGTAATGAAAGCTCTCTAAGAGCAATATCAATGGTCTGAATCTCAGCTTCATGCCTATTAATACCACGGCGACACCAATAAGGCATTTCCAAAATAGTGTCAAGCTCTAGTGGACAAACTCGACGTCCAACGATGGGCTCATAACGGAAACTCCTCTTCAAAAACGTACAGGAATCGAGATCCTTAAATTCAGCTGGATCCTTATTCTTCTGCGCATCAGTATACTCATAGCCAAAAACTGACATGGCTTTGACCACTGTTTTCTGATTAAAGAAAGTGGAGCACTCATCAGATATATTCACGACATTATCATCACCAAAAACCACAGCGTACACGTGGTGAAAGTAATCATGACCCCCTTTGTAACCTTGGGGGTTGAGATCAAGCCAGCAGGCGATCAGGAGCACATTAACTGCGAAACTGTTGAAATCTGTAGTCGCTGGGAAACCCGAAGGTTCAACACACGACCACAAATACATTTCGTCACCCACTACATGGATTGAGTAGGCGGCGTGTTCCATCAGCATAAACCTGATCCGAGCATTCTCGTCACCATCACCATAGTACTTATTTGCAAACTTAGCGTAGAGCACGAACAACTCATAGAAATGACTAGTATCAAGACCAGCAAAGTCACCATCAAACACTTTCGGCCCTTTGCTCGACAACTTCTTGGACAACACTTCCCACTCGACGCTGTAGGGATTCATACCAACAGCCGTAAAATTCTGTATACGAGCTCGGCGCATCCAAGCCATGAAGTCAAGAAAGTACATACGAAATGCGACAAGGTAATGCAAAGGGCTACCTGATATGAGTCGGGTCTTGCCAATACGAACTTTCTCTTTCTCACGTAACTCATCCTTGAGAAAATCTGCGAAAACTACAGTAGAACGAACGCCATTCCTGGCATCATCAATCAAGGCATCGACATCCTGTTTGAGCTTTCCCCATCCGGGACCAAACCTATCTTCATCCTTACCAAGCCAAAATGTCTTCCCGGCATATCCAACATGATTCTCAAGTATGTAGGGGTAACCGGGGCTAGTGCCCTTCGGTATTGCGTCAAGAAAAGCTTCACCATCTATACCATAACAAGCATCCTCCATGGACAAAACTCCACGCACATCCTGTTTCTCATATTGGGCAACGCCAAAGCAATGTTGCATATAAAGCACGGCTGCAACACGCACTGGTTGGAGTGGTGGATCAACGACACTACGGGGGAGTGAACGACGATATTTTTGGATGGCGTTGAATCTCGGATCAATCTCAACACCGTCATCACCTCTAAAAGGCTTTAATCGGGCTGGCCTTTTCTTGGACTTGGACCAGAGACCATGCATCGAGGTTCTGATCCATTCTGTTTCTGGTGAGCCCAACACGGGTCGTGGGCTCTGTGCTAACAACGGGAAGCCTTGCGAGTATTTTTGGATCGGGAGACACTCACTAGACATCTCAGGGACCGGTATCTGTTTCGACATCAGATCGAGACACGCTTGGACATCCTCTCTAGACAATTTCGAGGCCATGCCTATGGCCACATCATGCTTGGCAGAGGTGCCAGCAACGTGCACACCCAATATCTTGCCAGGACCCATCGACTTGTCATTGATGGTCAAAAGACTTCCACAATCGCCAGCCCTAGTGGAACACCTATAAAAGAGGCTGTCCCAAAGGTCTATGGTAGTGGTTCCAGTCGACACCTTGAGCGGTGAATGTTTGGATATGGCTATCTTCATATTGGGATTATATTTCCACTTCCCGTAATTGAGCCACAGTCCAGCATAGACGGAAACCATCTTGGAAAATTGTAGGTCCGTACAAAAATATTTCAAAATAATAGCATGAGTTGGCATCGTCTTTGTAAGCTCAAACATAAACAGATCATTGAGCTCAAAATGCTCAGTCCTATAAGATTTCAAGAAATACTTAACAGGAACCTCAAAGGACGCCATCGGACTAACAAGCTTTATCTTGAATTCAGCGGTCCACGAACCATTCTCAATCGCTGAAAGGAACTTGTCTCTATAATGGTGGGGTAACAGTGCGGCATGGCCCGACACAACAATAAGTTGGCCAGCCTTATCCTCAGAATAACCATCTGCCTCAGGGTAATACATCGTGTACAAATTGGTGCCGGAGATCTTGGTCATCATCTCCATCAAATTGACGTCACCACCAGCCTGGAAGAATATCTCATCATCATTCTTCTTGGTGCGGGCTTTCGCTTCAGCCTTCTTGGCTCTGTTATGTGCCTTGTCCTTGTGACTGGATTCAGCTAAAAGCTCCTCCAATGCTTCATCAAATTCTGGATCTGGCTCTTTCTTATCGAGTTCCCTCTCCATGGCCTTAACGTTGCGCTCATTGAGCCACTCAAGGTACATGAACAAACCACGGAAAACAAGTGAAAACACAACAAAGCTCGCAACAAACGCCTTCAGTGAGGTCCATGCCACATAGAAAGTAGGCCAATGTACAAGTAAATGTCGCTCAAACCTTGCCTCAGCTGCATAAAGGTGATTGAAGGCAGCATAAATTCTATCAAGAAGCTGTGAAACCCAACTAACCAGTGCATCCTTGGCTGAACGCAACTGGTTGTAAGTTGCATTCCACCTATTAGTGAGTCGGCTATCAACAGCATGCACAACACGTATTCTCGCGGTAGCACTAACCAACATTCTCTGGTGCAACAAACGAATGGACGCAACGAGACGCCTATTCCGGGCGTGAAGAGTGTCAGTCGTGTGATCATAAGCAACTTCATTCCTCAATATAGTCTCAAACAACGCTGTCATAGCAGGAGCCATTCTGTAATGGGGCATAAATTCCGTCACAAAATCATAATAGGCATCCACGTCCTCAGTTTGAAGTCCAACTAAGAATTGGGCAATGTTGGAAGCCGGCTCTGGTTCCTCTTCACCACCTAAAATGTCTTCGAGTGTGACAACGTCCGGTGGTTCCTGGCCCCCACGGCGCATATATTCGCGTAAAGCGGCCTGAACATCCGGATGAAGGAACGCCCTTGCTGGCTCATCTGCTTGAG